TCTAAAGACAAATACTACTTGGGAATCTACTTTCAAGCAAGATGCTTATACTAATACTCGTGAAGAACAACCTCTTTACTATTATGAAAGGGGAGACACTGATAAAGATTCAATCTATCCTAAACACTTCAAAAATCATCAGCAAATGTATAAGTATGCTAAAAATTGTGGATGTGAGTACATCTACACATTTGATGATACTGTAGGTGAAGATCAACCTTGGTGGTCTTTTTGTGGAGTAAATTGATGCAAACTAAAGTGAAACGTAAAATGGTAAATGTTCAACCTATTTCCAATAAAGCAAAGAATAGGTTTGCAAATATAATGGATAAACTACATGGTTGTCATGTAGAACAAGAGACAGATACCAAATTGTTTCTTGCATCTATCAACAAACAATACTTCTTTTGGATAGATAAGATTAACGATCCAAATTGGAAACTAATCTAATGAGTAAAAAACTAAATTGGTGGGAGTATTGGATTGGTCACTGTTGGATGACAGGATGGCAAAACATTCGTGGGTCATTTAGAATCTGGAGTGACCTAATGACAGGAAACTATAAAGATTATGCCCTGATGTGGTATGATGAACCCTATGAAGAATGTTATAGTTGGTTCTGGCAATATCTTGGTGATGATGATACTTTACCCAAAGAGTTTCTTGAACATTTGATGCAGATGGCAGAAGATGTGAGAACAGGTAAAGAAAAAGTGATTCCATTAGATGAAGATTTCTTTGATAGATTGAAAGACCTTACTGATGGTATTGAAGTGAACTTAAATGAGGAATTAAAGGACAATGGATGAAGATTTTGTACGTTTGAACCTTGATGAGTTGGATGCACTGAAGACTGCCCTACAGTTGCTGTCAAAGAAAGAGCAGAAGATTATGGAAGGTAGTGGTAAAGTATCCCTCAGTGCCCTGTATAACAAACTGCAAAGCACTGTAGAGGACATCGAGAGGACACTTGTACAAGTGGCACAGTAAATCCCCACAGTGCCCTTTTGTGTGCTATCATACTTGTATGAATGAATCACAGATGACTTACTCCTTCACTACTTCTAATCTTTCCAAGATTAAACCTAAACTTCGCACAAGTGGCAGGGTTTCTGGTAACTTTGGTAAGAACAAAGTAAAAGCAGGTTCTCCTATTTCTGGTCTTGGAGTTACTAATGCAAAAGTAGTCAAAGTTACAACTCAAGATGAGTATTTGAACAAAATGTATTATGTTCTGGATAATGCTGCTGACAGGCAGATTCAACAGTTTGCTTACAATGAAATTCGTAAAATTTTGATTCAAAGAGGTATGTGGAATTTCTAATTTTTTGAATTTCTTTTATTTCTTTGTTGTTGACTTCTTGTTGCCCATCTAACATTTCCTGGTTCATAATGACCATTGTTGTCTATTCTGTCTAATGAATAATCTGATGATGGTCTTTCTCCCAAATTATTGATAATGTATTCTTTGAATGATTCATAGGTATCCCATTTTTCATGTAATTTAATACCTCTTCCACCATAATCTTTGTAATTTATTTTATTAGGATTATTGCATCTTTGATTTATTTGATGATAACAGTCATACAAATAACTTTTCCAATCTCCATGTTTTGTATTTTTACTTTTCCTTGACTGATTGGCACAATCATTACATTTATTTTGCTTTCTTAAACAATCTCTTCTAATAATAAATTGATTTCCACAATCACAAATTACATTGTCATAGTATTTGTTTCCAATTCTATGACTAAAATCTAAAACTTTTAACATTTAACACAACAGGTAACTGTTTTATTTATCAAAGAGGACAGTGGGTATAAAGTTATCTTGTGACACTTGTGCAACTGTCCACTATGCCTTGACTTTTGACCTTAAATCTGTTATCATTACAAAGTAATCTAAAAACAAATGCCTACTACTTACAATTTCACTGGTGATGCTATTACCTTCCTTGGTCTGGTTGGTGTCATTAGCACTTCCATTATTGTTATTACTGTCTTTCGTCGTTATTTCAATAGTCCCTACATCAAATGAAAAGCATCCAAGAGTACGAAAAAGACCTCAAAGAAGCAAAGAAGAGGTATGATAAACTGACTAAACAGATTAGGAATTGTAAGTCTGAATATCAGTATGAAATCATGTGTGAAGACCTTGAAGATTGTAGGCAAGATGTATTTGAACTGCAACTTATCATCAAAGACTTACGACAACAGAAAAAACTTGCTGAAATTGATGTATAGCATGTGACACTTGTAAAACTGGCACTGTAAATGAGCACAGTGCCAGTTTTTATGCTATCATGTATTCATGACAAACAAACAAATGAACTTTCAAGATTATTCTGTTAGCAAACCCAGTAATGAATGGTTTGAGGATAGTTGTAGAGTGTGGGCAGAATATTATAGTTTCTTGCTTGGACTTAGCATCTGGGATGATGCAGAAAAAGCATGGTTTGAGGATCAATTTAATTTCAACAAAATCTACGATGTCTAATAAAGTTTGGAAAGGTGTCTGCCTGTGCGTTATCCTGCTTGTGGGAGATCCTTTCATTAACTTGCCACAGGTTAATGCTATGCCTGTGACACAAGTTGAAGTGGCACATAACACTCCCAAAACCTAAGTTTATGTGCTATGATGATTACATCAACAGTTGAGGAAACATGATTGACACTTGTAGATTGCATGATGATTTAGAGGGTTTTGCATCCTATTTGGGTGTTGATTATGATGATTATTATCAACTCATTTATCATCTTCCTGATGAGGATGAGTCTGATTTAGAAGTAGAACTCACTGCTTGATTTATAGGAATGTGTTTGCCTTAAAGTTACACAACTTTGTTCACTTACCACTTTCTTTATTATGTCTATCAATCTGATGTCTCTTGCTGCTGATCTTGCTGATACCAATTTCGCTGCTTCTCAACTCATTATGAGTCTGCAAAGTGCACAAAATGGTGCTGAACTTGTTGAAGCACTTGATGCTTATGACAGCACAGTTATTGATAGTGTGACTGAACCTGTTGCTGCTTGATAATAAATAGGGGCACAATGCCCCTTTCCTTTTCTATACACTTCTAAGACAATGACTCCCAACTGGATACACAATTCAGGCAAGAAAAAGAATCCCAGAGGTGTGTCCAAAGGGAAGATTAAAGCACGTAAACAAGTATTGCAATCAATAAAGGCAAAGTATAAAGTATCATGATCCACAAGCATACTCTACAAACAGCAGCAGCATTTGATAGAATTGATGATGCTTTGCTTGGTAAAACTGATGATAGTTTGAGTGAACTAATTGAAGATCTTGAGCATTTATTGTATAGGGCAAAAGAGATTTATAACACAGCAGCAGCATTTAGTGATGGATCTGATTATGAAATAGTGACACAATGTGACCTTCCTAAAGTATAGTGATGTGCCAGTTGTGGAACTGGTCGCTATAATCCCCAAAACTCCTGAAACTGTGCTATCATACACAGTATGAACAAACAAACCACTCTCATGACTGAAAAAGTTATTGATAAGATTGAAGAAATGTGTCAAGTTCTTCGTACTAACTACCAGTCTTATTCTATTGCAAGGCACAGAGATTACATTGCCAAAGGTGATAGTGTAGAATGGCATCAACAGCAGATTGATAAACTCTGTGAAGGTGAAGGTGTTGATGAATACACTTACACCAAAGGCAGAAAGTATGCCAAGATTATTCATGTTACCAATGACAGTAAGCAACGCAGTGCTCATGCATTTGTGAACCTGAATACTGGTGATGTATACAAATCTGCAACTTGGTCTGCACCTGCATTGAATGGTGTAAGGTATAATCTTCTTGATGACAAATCTCGTGAAGAGATGTATCAACGTGCTGATTGGGCAGGTTCTTATTTGTATAAATGAATTATCTTTGTTTGGTTGATGGTGTTGTTGAGTATGGCAGCACCAGTTTGAGTGACTTTGTTCACTATCAGTTGGTGTATGCTGAAGAACACAAGTATGCTAATGTAGAGTATCTTACTCTCACTGATAAAGAGTATGCTAACCTGTTTCCTGTTGAAGAAGAATGAAATCTGCACTGTTTTGTATCACTTGCCTTGCAATCTTGAACATTGTTAATGCTTTTGCTGACCAACAAATGAAACATGATACACAAAAAATGATTCACCAAAGTTCTACAATGTGACAGTTGTAGAACTGGTCGCTATTTTTACCAAAACCCCTGAAAACGTGCTACCATACATGTATGATAAATCAAAACGACATGAAAGTGTTTAAGATTGTTGATGTTTGGTCTAATCGAACTCACACAGTTAATGCACAGAATCAAGAAATTGCAATTAGGAAAGTTGCAGATCAAGTTAATCACTTTGGTCTGCTAGTTGTGAGCATGAATCTACTCTGAGTGACACTTGTAGAACTGTCCACTTATGCTTGACTTTTTGGTGAATCTATGGTATCATACATGTATGAAAGATAAGTTTATGACTGATTCCACTCTTGATCTCTTCTGTGATCATGCAGATACACAAATGGCAGAAGAGTATGCTATGGAACTTGAAGCAAAAGCAGCAGAACTAGAAATAACTGTTGACTATTATATTGCTGAGTTCCTTTGATTATTAACAACAACATTATGCAAACCCAAACTAAGTTTAATCACCTCAATCTGCCTATTCTTGCAGATATTCCCACTGAAACTGTGGATGGTTCACGTCGTTATGTTGTGAATGGTAAACTGTTGCCTTCTGTCACTACAGTTACTTCCTATCAGAATCGCAAATCTATTGCAGAGTGGAGGGAACGTGTAGGTGTTGATGTAGCAAATCAAATTAGTCAATTTGCATCAAACAATGGCACTAAGTTCCACAAAATTGTGGAAGATTATGTCAACAATCTTGATGTAGATTATGATACTGAGAAGTATGAAGTTGCACTGAAATTGTTCAATCAATTCAAGGCACTTCTTGATGATGTGAATAACATTCACTATCAGGAATGTGCCCTGTATTCTGAACAACTTGGAATTGCAGGTCGTGTAGATTGTATTGCAGAATACAATGGTAAACTGTCTGTAATTGACTTCAAGAGTTCTTCTAAACCAAAGTATGAAAATCAGATTCAAAACTATTTTGTTCAGGAGACTGGTTATGCTATGATGTATGAGGAAATGACTGGTCAAAAAGTAGAACAAATTGTGACCTTGATTTCTTGTCATTCAGGTGAAACGCAAGTTTTTATTAAGAACCCTGATGATTATGTTGATACTCTCAAGCAATACATTCAGGAATACAATAACAAAGGTAACTGAGTTATGATTTATGAAGTGGAAGTTCGTCCAGGTCCTAACACTGAGTTCTTTCAATACTACACAGAAACTGTAGAGGCACCTACCTCACATGATGCTGTTGCAAGAGTTCAACGTGCAAATCCTGGTTGTGTTGTGAGAACAACTAACTCATGGAGTGAGTATAGTGATAATGAATCTGAATCTAGTTCATCATCAGAAATTAGTGGAGGTTTAGTACTCATTGGTCTTGTAGTGATGTTGTTAATCTATGCCTGGAAGTGGATTCTACTTATTGGTGCAATTTCATTGGTAATTTGGTTCATCATTCAATTTGTAAATGATAACTAAATAACTTTTTTGCTAGTGTAGCACAGTGGTAGTGCAATGGTTTTGTAAACCATAGGTCGCAAGTTCAAATCTTGTCACTAGCTTTTATTCCACAAATGTGTGGCATTTGGATGATACCATGTGCCAGTTGTAGAACTGTCACACGAAATGAGCACATCCCCCAAAAGTGTGCTATCATACATGTATGAAAAATCAAATTGCATCTGAAATCTTCCACTATCACACTAACTGGAAGGAAGGTAAAGTGAATCAAATGTGGATTCAAGAAATTGAAGAATCCCATGATGTTTATAAGTATGTTGCTATTGCTTTCAATCCTGAGAAGAATGTGAGTATGGTGATGTCCAATCCTCGTGGATATTATGATACTCTGCTGTGGGTGCGCAAGTGGTGCGGAACTTTCTCTATTCTCCCTGTTTGATTATATCATGTGCCAGTTGTAGAACTGGTCGCTATATTTACCGAAACCACTGAAACTGTGCTACCATACTAGTATGGAAAAACAAATGACTGACTTCCCCACAATTAAATCTAAAGATGGCACAATGGTAGTGTCATTTTATCCTGTCAAAACACCTTTTGGTGATATATCTGAAACCTGGACACTTAAGGTGCTTGAGTGGAAAGGAATTGAGACAATTTCCAAGAAGTTCATTAACAAAGTTGAGAAGAAAGTTCAACTGCGTGAGTATGCTGGTTTTGGTTACATTGTGACCAAAGATAACAGCAACCTTCCGCAACTTGGTAATCCTATGGCAGGTGCTTGCTGATGAATGAAACTGTGCAACTGAAACTGAATAGAATTATGAGTGATCTTGAGCAGGCAATCTATGAATCAGAGACTGCAATCAATGATCCTGAGAAAGGTTATCCCTATGCTGCTGGGTATAGTAGAGCAGCAATGAAATCTGTTTTAGATGATGTTCAACTCCTTAAATCTTACCTTGAAAATGAATCAGACTGATGTGATGGATGCTATTAACAAAGCATTTGCAAAGTTATCCTCAAATCAGATGATTTATGATTTCTGGTTATCTGAACTGTATTATCCTAGTGGTGATTTTAACTTGGATAATTGGAATGAACATAGTCTCAAACTCATGCAAAAAGATGTATCATCAATGATCGACGAGTGAGTGATACCATGTGCCACTTGTACTAGTGTCACAATACACTTGACAAATCCCTAAAAACGTGCTATCATACAGGTATGGAAAAAAACAAAACATTCTCAAAACTAATTTACAACATCTCAAACCCTAAGTGTGTTGTATTTGATCTAGATGCAACTTTGTGTCATCATGGTGATCAATCAGGGTTTGAAGAATGTGATCAATTCCCTGCTATTGATGCAGTTGTAGATGTTGCAAAGCACTGCAAATCTATGGGATTTGATCTAGTCATTGCTACTGCCAGACCTGATACATTTGCAGATGGTACAGCATATTGGTTGCAGGAACATTTGCCTGAGTTTGATGCACTCTACATGAAAAATGCAGATGATGATGCAACTGGTTCCACTGCTAAAGGTCATCAACTGATGGATATTCTTCGCTTTTGGGATGACATTCAATTCTGGGTTGATGATAGTCCTTTCAATGCAAAAGTCATTGAGGATCATGCTGTAACCTGTATTCGTCCTTCCCACAATGATGCTTTCTGGGCAGATTATGGTGACCAATGATCCTAAAATGCTAGGCAATGTTCTGGCATTTATGATTATCCAAATGCACAATGTTGTCTGCCTCCTTTATACTGATGTGCCAGTTGTAGAACCGTCACACGAAATGAGCACAGACCCCAAAAATGTGCTACCATACTAGTATGGAAAAACAAAACAACACTCAAACCAACCAAATGATTGCTCTTCAAACTAACATTCAACCTGTTGCCCTTACTGTTGACAACTATCTGACTGAGGTTAGTGATACTCTGCGCAGTAAGATTGAAGAATTGATGGAAGATTCTTTCCATCTTGATGATATGCTGGACTTCATCAATGAGCATGGCGATGATAATTTCATCAACTATTATGATGATTATGTTCGCTTTGGTGAGGACAATTCCTATGCTGCTGTTGATGCTTTCATTGAAGAGTTTGGTATTCATGAAGTAGAAAGGTTTGAGGATGCCTATCATGGAGAATGGGAAACTCCTGAGATCTTTGCTGAAGTCTACTGTGATGACATGGGATATAAAGTTCCTGAGTTTGTTGTGGTAGATTGGGAAGCAACCTGGGAACAAAATCTCCAATATAATTATGCTTTCAACAATGGATTCGTGTTCATCAAGAACTACTGAATCACACTCTTTCACTAACACTTTTTCACTCCAATTAACATCATGACTGCTACTCTGAACCTGCCTAAAACTGCTGCTATGGTGATGCTTGCAAAGGCACAAACTGGTGATGATCTTCTCACTGTACTGGATGCAGTTGTAGATACTCAAGAGGATCAAGTTCCTGTGCCTGATGATGCCTACATCATGGAGAATGATTATGATGATACCATTGATTTCTGATCCTGGGTGATACCATGTGCCACTAATTAAAGTGGCACAAACATTTACCAAAACCCCTGAATCCGTGCTATCATACATGTATGATGAATGAGAAAAGCAACCAAATGCAAGTTTATGTGGTGATCGGTGGGCATGATTATGAAGGAGAATCTTTTGATTCTCTGAAAATGTTTGATTGCAAGTCTGCTGCTGAAGCATACAAGAATCACCTGGAAGTTGAGTGGAGTTATGATTATGTTCTGATGCGTGAGCAAGATGTAATCATGGAGTCTGCTATTGCTGCTGCCTAAATGATACCATGTGCCACTTGTAGAACTGGCACAAACATTTACCGAAAACCCTGAATCCGTGCTATCATACATGTATGATGAATGAAACCAAAGCAATGACCCAGCAAACTTATAATGGTTGGGCAAATTATGAAACCTGGAATGTATCTCTGTGGATGCAGAATAATGCCTTCCTGTATAACACTGCTGTTGCATGTGTAGAGTATCACAATGTTAATGAAGAATCACCTTACATCAAGTTCATTAGGTGCATGGACAATTGTGATAAGATTGCCACTGCTGATGATGTTAGGTGGGATTCTTTGGCAGTAGATCATGATGAGATCAATGCAATGATGTTTGAGATTCATGAAGGAGGAGAAGTTTGATGACCATTAAATACACGTTCGACATTCAAACCAAACAACCTGTGTATGCTGTCTTCAGGCAAGATGTTTGTATTCTCCTGACCACATCTATCACCACTGCTATCAATAAGATCCAACAAAAATGAAGTACAAAGTTACACAAATTGAGTTTGATTTTGATGATGATGAAGAGTTCACGCAGCATCATTATGATAACATCACTGCTGATACATTGAGTACAGTATGGGATGCAGATGATGAAGATGATCTAGTTGAAGAGATTACATGTGCAACTGGTTGGTGTATTAAATCCATTGATTATGTTCATGTCCTGAATTAGAATTATGTTGGAAACAAAGACCTGGGTTGTTAAGTTGGAGATCATGATTGATGCTAACAGTCATCCTAGAAAGTTCATTCCTGAAACTATTAGTGAAGCACTGAACTTTGAGATGGGTGAAGATCTGACACACTATGAGTTTATCTGTTTAGATTAGAATGAAGGAGAACAAAGTGTTTCAACTTGAGTTATGCCAAGAGGATGCTAATCGTATTCTCAAAGGTGTATGGGAGTTGCGGATACATGAGTATAACAAAGCAAGGCAAGAAGATCCCAATGGTGAACAGGAAAGTGCCTGGATTGAGTATGATTATGTGACAGCACTGTGGGGAGAGTTAGATGAGAAGTTTTCCACAGTTTATGATAGTTTTCCACAGAAAGTGTGTTGATTTGTGGATAAATTAAATGTGTTAATAAATGTAATAGTGTGATGTGTATTGTTTGTGTTAATTAGTGTATGTACCTGTAAATGTGTCTAGTTGTTGTGATCTTGGCCTCCAGTGTATCACAAACTCTCTGAAAAGTCAAGCACCCCCAGTCACTCCTAGGACTGGCACATGACCCCTTGACAGTATAGTTTTCCACAGGTCTTAAGTGTGAATCAGTGAGAACACAGTGCACCACTGGAGTTATAACAAATGACAGTCAATTTGCCTGTGGAAAACTATAGTCAAACCTGTGGAAAACCCTGTGGAAAACTATACAAATTGTGGAAAAATAGTTTTCCACAGGTTATAATATAGTGTGAGAATGTGTGAGAATGGCAGTGTATGTAACTTGACAGTATTTGTGATGTGTGTTATAGTGAATTGGCAGTTATTTGTGCCCTTGAGGGTTGGTGGGGGGGTGTAATGCGAAAAACCACAACTACCCTAACCTACAGAGGTGACAAACAGCGAGAGCGATATCAAGATGAATAAAAAAAATTTTCCCCAGGTAAAAAATTTCCTAGACTTTTTTGAGGAATTAGAGTATATTGTGCTTTGCCTGTGTGCCACTCTAAGTATTATTGGAACCCATTATATAAAAAAATTTTCCCAGTATAAAAAATGACATATAGGTTGATTGCAAGAGACAGGGTGTTTTGTGAGGGCACCTTATCAGAATGCCAGAAAACACTCACAGGTATATCCCAGATGATTAGTGCAGGTGTTTCTACTGATTTTCAGGTAGAAGAGTTTCTTATAGTAATTGACAATGAAAAAGAATAAGAAGACCCTGTGGAGGATTGTGGCAAAGTCCTTGGGGGAAAAGAGTGGAAGTACAGACAAAGAAGCAGACCAAGTTGCTATAGTTCGTTTGGTTATGTTTCTGTGTATTTTCATAACTAATGCATTTATTGTATACAATGCTCTTAGGACGCACCATTTCCCAAACTATGAAATACAATGTAAGAGGTATCACAATGGAAATTAATGAATTATTGGCAAAGGATCAATTGGAGAATGTTACAAAACTTTTAGGTGGCAAACTGACATACTTAGTTTGCAGCGATAAGTATACAGAACACAGGAAAATTGTAATTGAATATGATGCTAAAAAGAAGCGATAAGATCATTGAGGCCCGTTTATACTCTCCCCATAAGTGTGAGTATATTTGTGAACGCGAGGATGGAACCCATTATGCTTATAGAAAATTAGGTGAAGATGAATATTATGAATTACATCCAAATCCTACAGGAGAAACAAGATGGGTGTGGGGACAGAAAATAGAATTATTGGAGAATTAAAAATGAAGTGTAAAGTACAATTGTATGTGGCAGGTAAGATCTTCTATGAGGAAGTCTATGCAAGAGATTATAAAGATGCAAAGGAAACTGCCCAGGCACGAAATCCAAAGGCAAAGATTATCAGTGTAACTGCAGTATTTGACTAATAATAAATAATGCAGTATCATTGAGTTGATACGTATCATCATAACATTTGATAATTTTATGGCAAAAGGATTTACTGTAAAAGCAAAAGCACCTTCAGAAGAACAACAACCCCTGTTTAATAGAGAAGAGTGTTTAGAAAAGATTAGGGGTAAGACTATTGTATTCTGTCTTCCAGGTCGGGGCGTATCATATATTTTCCTGAAGAACTTCGTGCAACTGTGCTTTGATTTAGTACAGGCAGGAGCATCTATTCAGATTTCACAAGATTATTCATCAATGGTAAACTTTGCACGTTGTAAAGTTCTTGGTGCTAATGTTCTTGCAGGTCCTGATCAATTACCTTGGCAGGGTAAACTTCAATACGACTACCAGTTGTGGATTGATTCTGATATTGTTTTCAACACTGATGCATTCTGGGCATTGGTTCAGATGGACAAGGATATTGCTGCAGGTTGGTATGCCACAGAGGATGGCAGAACTACCTCAGTTGCACATTGGTTAGAAGAAGAAGACTTTGCCAAGAATGGTGGCGTCATGAACCATGAGATGGTAGACACCATTTCCAACAGAAAGAAACCATTCACTGTGGATTACACAGGCTTTGGTTGGGTTCTGGTTAAGCATGGTGTATTTGAGCACCCAGACATGAAGTACCCTTGGTTTGCCCCTCAGATGCAGGTCTTTGAGTCTGGCGATGTTCAGGATATGTGTGGTGAGGATGTTTCCTTCTGCTTAGAGGCAAAGAAGGCAGGTTTTGAAATCTGGTGCAATCCACAGATTCGTGTAGGTCATGAAAAAACAAGAATCATTTAGAATTCTTTGTGATGGGAGGGTGCTGTACCAGTATCTCTCTCAAGAAGAGTTGTGGGAAATTATGGAAGACCTGTCTCAACAGTTTTATGAGACAGGGGTTCCCAATCCAGAGGATCTTGTGGTAGAATGTGTAGGTGATCTAGAGGAAAATTAATTATGGCAAAGCGTCCTTCACTGACTAATAAAGTTGTTATTGAGTCAAAACCTAAGAAGACTCGTCAGGGTTGTTCTCAAAATACCAAACTCTCTGCCACATCAAGGAATGGTAGGAAGAAGCGTTATAGGGGTCAAGGTAATTGATATAGATAGAGCAGGAGGAAACTCCTGCTTTTTTATTAGGTGTTTATGTCATATCTGAATCACAATCTTCCTACATTTACATGTTATATAAGAAATGAGTTTCTCTACAATCATAAGGAAGGGCATGGTGAGGTAACATTATGTGATGTTCACTCAGTGGCATCTTTGGAGAAGCATGTGCCCCTCTTTGAAGCATTTTTAGAGAATGGCGTTAACTGGACTAGAAGACCAATTCATGCATTTTGCTGGAAACCTGATGCTCCAGTGCCAAAATTAGAGGAGTGTATGTGGTGGGATTGCTTTTCGCCTTATATTGATGTTCAAGTAAGGTCTAGACTTGCTGGATTGCGTGCAGAATTGATTAATTACAAGGGCGAAAAGAATGAAGGGGTCTATTTGTTCACCCTAGATTGGTCTTGGGAATCAAAATCAACCTTGAATACCAATTTCAGTGAGACTCCAGAGCATAAATGTGCACATTTTTTCAAAATGGACAATGGAAATTACTATGCATACCCAAATAATAAGATTTTGTGGTATGATGATGCCTGGATTCGCAACAGAATTACAAAAAATCCTGGTTATGAAATAGATTTGACTGAATATTCAGTTGAAAATAAAAGAAAAATTGAAACTTCTGATGATTTTATGTACGAAATAGGGATGGCAACCCCTTAAAAAGTTCTAATTCACTCGAATTAGGAGCACAATGGCAAACTTACCTGTAGATAGAGACAAAAATTACATGTATCAAATGTGGGGGACTACAAATTTAGTCACTGATTATGATACAAAATTTGATAAAAGAACAATTCAAGAAATTATGCATGATGATGTTCCAAGAAATAAGCATTTATTAAAGGAACAAGCAGAAATTCATGAAACAATTCGTAATGATGAAGACTATGATGATTGGGAATATGGAACTGAACCAACCTATGGGAAACCTCAATAAATAAAAGTATCTTATTACGTAGTTGCAGGTGCCTTTAGAGAATATTTCAAGAGGATTTAAAGATATCAGCTTGTCTTTCTTAAGGCACCCTGTAACAAATGACATCGGAACATTAACAAATGAAGATGCAATTAAGCGTTCTGTTGTTAATTTAGTTAGAACAAGAATAGGTGAAAGGTTTTTTAACTCACTGTTAGGGTCTAATGTAGAAAATTACTTCTTTGAACTTGCAGATAGTGGACTTGTAGACCCAATTCAAGAAGAAATTAGAACACTTCTTTCTAACTTTGAACCAAGAGTTACAGTCAGACGTGTAGATGTTGGAATTTTTCCAGAAGATAATGAGTTAGATATTACAATTGTTTATGATATTGTTGGACTTCCTCTTCCAACGCAGGCAATTAACTTCATATTACAACCAACTAGGTACTAATGGCTTTTACAGATTTCACTAATCTGGATTTCGATCAGATTAGAACCTCCATTAAAGATTACTTAAGGTCAAATTCAACCTTTACTGACTTTGATTTTGAAGGTTCTAACTTTTCTATTCTGATTGATGTACTTGCCTATAACACTTATCTGACTGCCTACAACACCAATATGGTGGCAAATGAGGCATTCCTTGACAGTGCAACCCTTAGAGAGAATGTAGTCTCTCTTGCAAGGAACATAGGGTTTGTTCCATTGTCACGAAGAGCAGCAAAAGCAAACATTTCCTTTATAGTAAACAATATTAACACTTCGGTCAAAACAGTTACCCTCAAAGCAGGTATAGTTTGTACAGGGTCATTGGACAATACGAGTTATATTTTTTCAATTCCAGAAGATATTACTGTTGGGGTAGAAAATAGTGAAGCAATTTTCTCAGAAATTGACATTTATGAAGGAACATATCTCACAAAAACTTTCACAGTAAATACTTCACAACCAAATCAGAAGTATATTTTACCAAATCCTTACATTGACACTTCAACAATTAGGATAAATGTCAAAAATACTGCTCAAGATACCACTACAGAGCAGTATAATTATATTGACAATATTGTTGGAATTAATTCAGAGTCACAAATCTTTTTAATTCAAGAAATTTCTGATGAAAAATATGAAATTTTCTTTGGTGATGGCATTTTTGGCAAAAAATTAAACAATAATAATCAAATTAATGCCTCTTACATCACTACAAATGGTTCTGCAGGCAATGGAGCATCTAATTTTAGTTTCTCTGGCACCATAAGAGACAATAATGATGCTATTTTAAATGCAACAATAGGTCC